CAAAGGGCTTCGCAGCCATTACTCGTCCTCACTCGAGGCGCTGGACTTGTCGTCCTTGGTATTGGTCGGAGTGTTGGGCATCTGCGACGCGCCTTTGCTGCGCGTCGTGTTAAACAAGTCTTTGTCGCTGTCACCAGCATCGGCGGACTTAGTTGCGCCGCTGACGTCGATGTTGACGTTGGCGTTGCCCTTGACGTTGTTCACGCTCATCGAGTTCAGCAGGCCAGCGTCAATCACCTTGCGCGTAGCAGCGTCATCGTCATCGCGCTTGGTCTTAAGCGTGGTGACGTTGGGTGGCACTGCCGGCTTACCGAGCACACTACGATCAAAGGTAGCTCGCCGAGCCATGCCTCGCTGTTGCGCTTCCCGAAACGCTTTCGAGCCTTCGTAAACAATCTGGGAGCCGCCAGCTCCAAGATGAATACGGTTAGGCCCCATGTAGCCAGGAGCTGCACCACCTCCGCCAGCTCCGGCGGCAGCCGCATGTTCCACAAACTGCAAGGCGCGCGGATCGCTATGCGGAACGATTTTGCCTTCCGCATCGTACAAATCGAAGTCAGCCGCGCCGCCTCCCGTCACATCGTGGCGATGCGAACCCTTCCGCCTTCCGGTTGATGGCTGGCCACCGGACTGGATATCAACCCGTAAGCCGGTTTGCTGCGCGGCATATTCCAGCGCCTGCCTAGTGGCATCCGGCACTTTGAGATTGCGGATTTTGTTCGGGTCGCCGAGGGATGACTCCCTGACTAGCGAAGTCCCATCACCGGCACCGGTACCGGCTATTGCGGTCTTGGTCCGGTTTGGATCCGTCATACCGGACAGATCAATCTCGGATGTCGTAGCAGTCTTGAGAACATCAATCGGCTTGGCGTTCGTTGCCGGGTTCTGCGCTGGGGTGTTGTTTTTATCGGCAATCCTACCAGCTAAAGGAAGTGACCGGATTGTTCTGCCTGGTCTAACGCCAATGACGTTAAACCGCTGAGCTAGAATGCTGGCGCCGCCTTGCCCTTTGGTTCCAATGCCTCCAGGATTTGTTGCTGCTTGATTTGAGTCTCTGACGAAGGCTTTGACCGATGCATCAACATCATAAGCATTCCCGCCAGGAACCTGATTATGGGCGTATTGGAAGACGCCAAACGATCCGCCAGGATCGCCCAGGTTTTTAGTTTTCGGATCAAAGCTTGACTCTTCGTTAGCGACAGCAACGCCAAACCTCGCCCACTCTTCCGGTGTCCCTTTAGTGATACCGAACCTTGCCCCATCAGGCGGAACACCTTTAGGTGGATTGGCTCTAAACTCCGCCAAAAGTTTTTGATAGAGAGAGCCCCCACGCGCACCCTCAGAACCACCTTCTGGGAACTTGCCAGTTGCATCAACTCCGCCACCAGAACCAGCAGCAGCCGGACTAACTCCTGACGCTGTCGTTAAATCCTGGACTGGCGTGAACTTGCCGGGCTCATAACCTAGCGAGGCCGAGCTGCCGGGCAAAGTCGACTGGCGTGTACCAGCTGGACGATAAGGCGAACTCGATCCCGTCGGTGTAGCATCGTTACCGCCGCCCGGAGTAGTACCACCGCCGCCATCAGTACCGCCACCACCGCCGCCACCGCCGCCAGTCGGGCCCATATTGCCCGCACCGCCGCGATCGCCAGACTTCGCTACATCGCCACCACCACGAAGCAAGTCATTAAGACGACGCACCTCATCGGTAACGTCGCGCATCTGGTCGTTGAGGTTCTCGGTGGTTTGCGCGCGGCGCTGCACCGAGGAAAAGTCAGTTGCGTCGCCGCCACCACTGAAACGCTGCGGCGTATTGTTGCCGCCACCACCATTACCAAATAATTTATCAAGTAATTTGGGCGGGGCAGGCAATCTAGGACTGCGAGGATGCCAGCGCTTTTGCCGGTCCGCTTCCTCCCGCTGCGCGTCTCGTCCGTGAACGCCGCTTAAGCGCTCGTCCCGCAGCTTCCGGCGATTGAAGTCTTCAAGCGCGTTGTAGGCATCGATCCCCTGTTGGAAGGTCCACATGAAGGACTCGATAACCTTCTTGCCCTCCTTGAAGGTAGTAATCACAAAACTCATCGTAGAGCCAACGCCCTTGCGGATATCCTCCCACGGCAGCTTCTCCAGCTGCTTGACGGCATCAACCAGGGACTTCTGGAACTCCTGCCCTTCGACGGTATCGAGCCACGCGTTGAATCGGCCAGCCATCTCGGTGAAGACTGGCATCAGCTCGTTGCCGAGCTTGGTCGTGAAGTTATCGACCTGCAAACCCAGCAGCGTCATGTTGAGCTGGAGGCGCTGGGCATCCTCCGCGCTAACAACGGTGACCTTGCCAATCTTCTCGATCAGGTCGGTGGAACGTTCCCAGCCTTTGCCGCGCAGGCCGAGGACTTTCTCAATGGTGGTCACGCCCCATTGATTGCCTTCCTTGGCGTACTGCTGAAGCTTCTGCATCATGAAGCGGAAGCCCTGCTCGGTGCCTCCGCTATCAATCTCGCGCTTCAGCGCTACGGCTAACTCGTGACCAGTACGATCAGCCGTAGACTCGACCAGCTCCTTGTATAGATCGGAATACCCACCTCGGCGGCCGAGGTCTTGGATTTTCCGCATCGCAGTTTCGACGTCACTGGCAGCAGCCTCACTGCTGATGCCAGCGGCTTTGCCGGCTAGACGCCAGCGCTCGAGGGACTCGGCACTTACGCCGAGCTCCTTCGAAAGGTGATGGAGTTGCAGGCCTTGCGCGCTGAAGTCAGCTAAGGCGCGACCACCCGCAACTAAGCCTGCAACTAGACCACCACCGAGAAGACCCCCGGTTATGCCGAGCAGACGCATGCCCGACATCAGCTCCCGGTGGGTTAACATCCAGACGCGTTGAAGCGACTGGAGCTCGTTGCGCGCCTTACTAGTGCTGGCCTTCTCGTCAACACTAACTAGAGCTTGCCGCAGCTTCTCTAGGTTGGCGAGAGCCTGCCGACCATCAGCCTTGACGACAATCTCAATCGTGTCGGCCATTAGTCTGCGGCCTCTTCTTGCGCGCGTCGCTCATCCGCCAGCTTCTGGCTGAGAACGCTCGTCCACTTCATGTGCCGCCGGATCGCAGAGAGTGGCTTAGCTAGCCACAAGTCCGGCTCGACGCTGTAGAAACGCGCAAGCCGGTAGCAATCCAATATCAGGTCGTCTACAGATCCGGCGTGAAAAAAGGCACCAATTGCCAGGCGATGCTGTTCCAGTCTTTGGTGTTCAGCAACCTGATGGAGGAAGGCGGGACTGCCGCCAGTCTTGACATCATCGCCGTCATTTTCTTTTCGTCGAAGGATAGCTTGACGGTGTCGCCGCTGAACACATCGACGAGGACGGGATTGCCGCACCGCTCGATGTCGCCGCCGTTAGGCTCGCGGAAAGTAAGCTCGTCGACCTCTTCTCCGTTTGCCTGGATCGGCTTACGCAACTTGTACTTGATGGGTTGCCCAAAGACGGCCGCACCATTGGCCTCCTCCGGGGCCGCTTTGACTTCCTCTTCGTCTGCCACGCGAGTTCTCCCTCTCTACGGACTGTCGCCCTCCGGCGTCTCCATGACGTCGATTGCGACAGCAAAGTCTCGTTGCGCCTTTTGCGGCACTGGGTTTTCCCTGGTCCCCGATCGGAATTTGACCCATCCAAGCCGCATCCGGTCTACATAGATTGCCGTTCCAGCGGCGACCTTGAACGACATCTCATGACCATCTTTGTCGAACATGTCGTTGTAGAAGACGCCGTCGGTCGAGGTCTGGAACGTGACGTTGGCTTTGTCCCAGGCTGGCGGCATGGTCACCTTGATGAGGGGACCTTCGCTGCAATCGATGCCATCACTCAAGGACTGGCCAGCAGCGATGGTCGGTCCGTTGAGAACAGTAAGCTTCTTAGCCATGTCGCGCATCTCCTACTTGGAAAGAGTGGGAGCTGACTTGGCTTAGAGCAACTCTTCGCAGGTCGTTCCTTCGAAGCGAACCCGGAACTGACCTTCACGCGAATTGATCTCGATGGCGCTACGGCACCAAGCTTCCTTCAACACATAGACGCTGTTGTTGGCGAGCTCGGCGGTGACGGTAACGTCCACCATCGACTCAAGGTTCTCGACCGACATACCCTGCACGTCAGTCAAATCCCCTTCAATGTATGGCACCCTAGGCAGCTCGCTGAAGCCGTGCACATAGTCTTGCCCGGCAATACCGGCGCGCTCCACTGCGGAGGGCGATACCGTGAAATTTCCACGCAACGGGAGGAGCGCCCCGTCGACCTTGAAGAACGCGATGCCAGCAACCCGTTGACCCATTGAGGCCTCCTGTTAGACGGGGATTGGAAAAGGAAGAAAGGTTGGGCTGTCCCACGAGCATAGGAGCAACCCAACCCGTTAGGCGGCGGTGGATACTTTACGCCGCCTGACCCAGCGTGGTGGCGCCAGCGGTGATCTCGGCGTCGTTGCCACGATTGTATTGCAAGCGGAACTGCACAAGCACCGCGAAGATGCGGAGCTGGTTGACCAAGTCGGGCGGGTAGAGAACGTTGACCCGGTTGGGGTTGTTCGAGTCGCGCTCGACAATAAGGTGGCTCTTGAAGTTGGCCACATCCTCCACGAGACCGTTGAACTCGTCGATGCGATACTGCGCCACGAGCTCGGCCTTGATCGACTTCGGCGTGACGATCGCCTGACCAACACCGAAGCGGGTGCCATCGTTCGCCAGCTTATGCCGGGGGAACTTGCTGGTGATGGCGTGCCGCTGATTGCGGATAAGGCGGGCGAGCGTGGCCATCGTGGTCACCAGCTCGTACGCATCATCACTCTGCGAATAGAGGTTGAGCTGGTAGGTGGTGGTTTCACGCAGGATCATGGGGAAGTTGTCGGATCCAGTCTTCTGCGTGGCCAGCCCGTTGCCGCTGATGGAGTTGAGCTCCATCAGATTGAACCGGAAGTCGCCGGGAGCTGGTAGGACCAGATTGAGCGACAAGGTCTGGAGCGGCCGAGCCGGATCATTCGTCAAGGCCCGCGCGGCCTTGGCGCAATAAGCCGAGCACCACTCGTAGATCGGAGTGGGCGACATCTGCTCGACTGCCATCACCGAGGTCAGTCCGCTATTGCGGGTGGCGCCCCAGATAATGAAGTCGGCATAGTCGGCTCGCTTGGCGGTGAAGATATGTCCGTACAATTGACGCATCCACCCCCACCTTCCGGTGTCGGAAAATCCATACTCCTGTTCCCACGCCAGCAGGGAGGTAGAGTCGGTATAGGGCATTGCGACGTATTCGAACTCACGCTCGCCGAGCTTCGAAATAGCGTTGTCGAAGTTGGGCACGCCGGCGCCGCCAGTGAGACGACCGAAGACGTTGGAGGGCGGCGACTCGCCGGAACCGGAGAACGTCAGCAGCACGCCAATCGGGGTTTCTTCGCCACCGATGCGGCCATAGTAATTCATCATCATGCTGATGTCGTTGCCGCCACCTCCCGGCGTCTTGCAGGTAATGGTGACGCGGTTGGCCAAAGAGACCGCGGTGACCGGAAGGTATGCAGTCTCGTTGATCTCGCTCGCAATCTGCGCGGCGATCTCGTCCGGGGTATCGCTGGCGCCGATGGTGACCGCAATCTTGTGACCAGCAACGTAGAGCGCGATGACGCCGGCTTCGAACATCGGCGGCGAGTCTACGCCCGAGACATCGATGGTGCCGCTGGCGGCGGTGGAGCCTTCATCAGGATCGACACCCAGGCCCCAGACCTCGTGCGCGAAGTTGTTGGCGAAGAATGCTTTGAACATGCAGCTGATCTCGGAGCCCTGACCATAGGCTCGGTCAACCTGAGCTTGCGTGCCCATCGGACGGGGGATGTCGGCGGGTTGCAGGCCACTCGCCATCTTGGCGCCGACGATGAGCGCAGGCTGGCGCACGATCGGCAAACCAGCTTGCGAAGGATCCACTTCCGCCCAGTACAGCGGGATACGCCAATTGGCGGGAATGTTGTTAAACGAAATCGGCATAGCAGGCCTCCTTCAGTGGATTGGGACTTGGGTTGCTGCCGCGTCGTATCTTCGCTGCCTGCTCTGCGGCGTCGCGCATGGCTGCATCTTGCTTCAGTAACTCGCTCGCATATTCCCAGCCGTAAACCCGCACCAGTTGGGCCAAGTACTCATCCTCAAGAGTGATCGGATGGAGAACCGAGGGACGTCCATCGTGGGTGGCTTCGCCGTGTTCCATGCGATCCCCCTGTGGCGCTGACGGTGCTCGCAGGAGGAGGAACCAACCGCGAGTGCCCGCCAGCGCCCTCGTCGCGGAGCCTTCCGCGCTGAGCTAGAACTTGTGGTTGAGGATGTAGCTTAGACCGAAGAGAACTAGCATCATGATGCTGCCGGTAACAAAGCCGTACAGCCACGCTATGACTACTTCCTGTTCCTTCGGTATTCTCATTGGTACAAGAGCAGCTGGGAAATTGGGGGACCCACCATCAGCCTCCGCGTGGTAGCCAGACTAATGCGGCCAACTCCCAGCCGTCCTGCACCACTAAGTCTGAGAGAAGAGGTCGCCACTCTCAGGCTCTTGTGGCTCTGCGTCCCCGTTTGGCTCAGTTTCCATCGGCAAAGGTTCGGGGGCTTCCGTCAGCACCGTACCGTCCTGGATGCGGCGCTTGGTAAACTGGTCAAAGGGCCACTCCACGCTGTCGTAGATAGTGGCGCGAAACTTGATGTTGCCGAGCGGGTGCTTGAGGTACTTGCGGACCTCTTCCGAGGAATATTCCTTGGTCCTGCCCGGCCAGACGCGAATGCGGCCAATCTGAAAGCGGTCACTGCCTTCCTCAAAGCCGGTCATCTTGTTGGTAATGACTTCCATAGGTTCCTCCTGCTAGGGTGCACCACCGCCATCAGTATCCGGCGCATGACTGATGGCAACCTTCGGCCACTCAAAGTCGCGGTCTTGGTCTGTGCGTTCGAACCGGTCAGGCGAGTCGCCGGAGCTACCGGTCTGCAGGTTGATCGGCACCGTCACCTGCTGCACGCTGTCCGCTTCCTCGAGACTTGGGTAAGCCGTCTCAAGGTGGATTAGATCAAGATCGTCAGTCACATTCGGCGGATAGTCGTACTTGGTAACAAAAGTAAACTCGGCGCGCAGCTCCCCAATTGGCGTCTCGTTCTGACTACCAAGAGCACCAAACACGTTCTGCCGCCGGATGCGGGTAACGCCTTCGATGTCGTACAGCCCGGCCGGAGCGAAGCCGATGAAGGTTGGGTCTTGTAATAGCCCTCGCATGATGATGTCGAAGGCTACGTCCAGCGCGCTCTCGAGCTCGTCGGACTCGACGTTGCGTAGGATCACGCTGATGCCGACAATGGACTCAGACCTAAGCCGCGGCTCGCCGGCATTCCAATCGCCATCCGAGCCTTGGGTTTCAGGGAGCAGGTAAACGCCGCAATAGGGCAGATCGGTAGGCTGCACCTGATAGGCCTGCGCCTCCCGAAAAGTAAACTTGGCAAAGAACGGGAAGGCCTTTAGCCGCTCCACGATCCCGTGCTGGATTTTGCGAACCGCGCTCATCCGGGTCTGGTCTCGTCAGTGACGGCAAGGCGCAGAGACAATCGCGCGCGGCCATCGTGAAACTCGTCAACGTCCACGATCTCATAGGGGCCCTTTTCCGGCATCGACATATGCGCCGGAACGAACACCCAATCGCGAGCTTGCGGCGGTACTGGATATTCCGTCAGCCTGATGTCGATAGCGGACTTCTGGTCGGAGAACACCACGGTGTCCTCGGTCATCACGTCCATCGGCGTGGTCACAAAGACGCCGCGCTTGTTGTACGAAGGCTTGCCGGGTTGCGAAATATACGGAGTGATTACGATCGGGCGCGAAAAGATATTCTGCACCTGCTGCAAAACCAGGACGTTGTAGTCAAGCATCAGCTGGCTCCATACTTCATATAGCTGACGAACTTGGCGGCCTTCTCTTCCGCGATGTCCCGCAGGTTCAGAACCGGCTTGATGGTGGTCCGGGGAATGCCGATAAAGGCAATCTTTTTAGTCACTGCATTGATGAGGATGTTCTTGCCAGGCAGCTTGATTAGTTTGCCGCCGTAGTAACGAGCGCGAGAGCGGCCAAAGATATTCCCAGGAGCGGGTAGCCATAGGATCGGAGAGCCAACCGAAGTCGCGCCATATTCCCAAGCCTTCATAAAGTTGGGCCAAATGAACATGCGCAACGCATATCCGGTCTCGCCCCTTCTCTGCACTGCAACGCGGTTCTTCTTGGACTTGGCAAAGCGTCCCATTCCGCCAGCTGCGATGTCCGCCCGCATCGAGGCTTCGAGGTCTTTCGCCAGAGCATCAACGGCTTCGCGCGTAACGTTTCCAAAGTTACGCACACTCATTCGGGTCTGGACTAGGAAATCTTCCGCCATGGCTAGGCCACGTACAGACGCTTGTAGGGTTGAATGAGCGCGGTCGCTTGCGGCGAGAGCGGCGAGGCCTTGGAGGGGGCACCAGTGCGGCTCATGCCGGGTGGAGGAAAGAACCGGATGGAGCCGGTGGCGTTATCGGTGATGCTCTGCATCGAGGGATCGCGCGAGCCAAGATAGTACGTGCTGCGGATCAAGTCGATGCAGGCTAGCTGGAGCGGACCGGGCGCTTCGTCCGGGAGCTCGTAGCCACCACTGTAGGTGATGATATTGGTGCCGACGAGATCGCCATGCAGGACGCCGCCGCCGGCATCATAGACGGTGATGTCATCGATGATGGAATTGTCGTCGTTGTAGATGCTGTCGATATCCACGATCGGATAGCGGTTGAGAACGAGGCCACCCTCGGCGCTGCCATTTAGCACCGTCGTCTCTTCCACCTTCTCGAGCGCGAATACCCGGTCACAAATATCGGCAATCACCTTGGACGCAAACGTGATGAGCGCGGCGATGCGCGCATCATCGGTGTCGGTGGTAATGTTGAGGAAGGCCTTGACGTAGTCGACCGTGACTAGGTCATAACTGTCGGCCGGTTCCAGAACTCTAATGAGTGGCGTGTGCTGCATCTTCTACTCGCTTGAGCAACCGGTAAGCCGTTCCATTCCGCATCTCGGTGACGGTGAACTGCTGATAGGCTAGCGAGCGGCACCATTCCATGCGCTCTGGCCGCTTCGCATATTCGAGGTCACGGAAGTCTAGGTTGCCGACTGGAGCCGCCATCGAGAGTGGTGACACAAACACCGGGATGCCGGCGATCACCGCGTCGACGGCCACGTTGGAGCTATGCGTCACTACTGCCCAGCAGTTGTTTAGATCGCGCGCCAACGGGACCTTAGAGTTGCGAGGCCGAACGATGATGGTGCGATCGGTGGCCTTGCGTAAAGCGCGCTCGGTTTCCTCGATCCAGTACGGCATATCGAGTCCGATGCCGCAGCCGTACTCCAAGCCCGGTAATGCCAATAGGATGTGGTTGCCATGCCGGCGCCAAGGTCTTAGCCGTATCTCCAGCCGTTCGAACCGGTCGGGCGGACAGTCCGGTAAGAAACGAGCGGACATCCCTTGGTACGTGAACCGGTAGTACCCGTAGGGTAGGCCGCGACCAGGACGCCAGAACCCATTGTCGATGTGCCAATACGGCCGCCGGAGTTCGCACGCCCGTTTGAGAACATTCTCGGTGCCCCAAATCTGTCCGTAGCACGCCACCGGGTTCTCGTCTTCAGGCGGCATTCCGTAGACACAGCGCGCACCATGCCAACCGCGAGCGAGATTGCGCATAATCATTTCGAACTTTTCGCGGCGATGCTGCCACCAGATTGGGCACCACAACATTTCCCGCTCACCAAGTCAGAATGTAATCCCCGGATATCTCATCCACTACCTTGGCGCCCCACGATTGCAGCAGATTGACTGCGGCCATTCTCTCAATGCCCTGGCGCTCGGCTAGTCCCGGCTTCTGCTCGATGATTATGGTTGGGTGGTCGCGGCAGATTATTATCTCGCCACCCTGCACCACGTAGAGCTCGAAGCCTTCCACGTCGATCTTGATGAAGTCGATACTTTTGAAGTTGAAGTCATCCAGCTCCCGGATCAGCACGTTGCCGGACGCGTCGTCGCGCTTGAGGTAAGTGTTCCCGGAGCTGCCATGCTCCGTCACCAACCGGCCCCATCCGGGCCGGTCACCGAGCGCTATGCGGAAGAACTCGATGGTGCCGGAAGAGACGTTCTTTGCAAAGCACTCGCTCTGCTCCACACTAGGCTCGAATGCCACTACCTGCTGGAAGCGCTTGACCAGATGCATTGACCAGAGGCCGACATGCGCCCCTACATCGATGGCGCGCCGCCAGTTCCTGACATGCTTCAAGGCGCGTTCAATCTTGTGGTACTGGTACGTGAGCTTGCCGTCGACCTTGACGTTGACATTACGCATCCACTCGATCAAATGCTGCTCATGGTCTGGCAGCCAAATCCCCCCAAACTGTTTCATAGTAACTCACAAGCATGGGATACAATCTCGTCCGGGGTAATGCGGCGCATTGCTTGCTCACAGTGATCGCAACGAGTAATGGAACCACAGGCCTCGGCTCCACCGGTCAAATTGATATGATTATCGTAGCCAGTGACGGAAGGCGGAACGAAGCCGCCAAACAGAACTATAGCCGGAATGTTGAGCGCAGCTGCGGCGTGATGCAGGCCACCCTCAGGTCCGATGTAGAGCTTGGCTTTCGCCATCCGAGCTAGACCTCGCCGGATCGTGGGCGAGGGGATGAGCCGGACGCCATTCAGCTTGGTCGTGATGCCGGGGTATTCGAACTGCGCCACGTCGAAGCCGCGGTACAGCAAGGCATAAGCCACTTCCTGGTAGCGATCCCACTTCTTGTTGATTGAAACGCTCTTCCACATCGGAAGGTTGGGTTCGATCAGGATGAAGTCCTGGTCCTTGGCTGCCTCCTTCTCGCCCGGGTGGAAGAACAACTCGCCCGGCTTGGCGTGGAAATCATAGTTCCAGATCCACCGCGAGTTCTTGCCGTCGAAGCGATTGTAAAGACGGTGGCCGGAATAGTGCGGCACCCACTTCAGGTCGAGAGCGCGTTCCTCGCCCGGCGGAGCCACATTCGGATTGCCGATAAAAATCTCATGCGCTTCCTTCGACCACGTGATCTTGCCGCTGTGTCCGAAGGCGACGCGATGTCCCGCCCGTTGTGCCCCACGAGCCATGCCAGCGCCCATGAGTTCATCGCCCATCCCCACGTTGCGATCTCTCCTGATTTAGTCTTACCAAGTCATCAAGGACGAGGCGCAGGAGGTAGACGACCGGACCAATCGGTTCGCCTAGATTGAACTGGCGCTCGGCGGTAAGTAGGAAACGCTGCGCCTGCTCAAAATGTTTCTTAGCGTCCGTAATCGCCGAACGGCCCTTCCGGGTTGCGGTAGTTGTCGAGCGCGTACCCCGCATCACTTGCCTCCACCAATAGCTTGTCGAAGAACTCGAGCGCATCGCGGCGAGGATGATCATGCACCGGCTCTTGCCGGGCCTCGTACCAATGCTTGCGCCCTTCCTTCTTCAGCCGGGGGATAGCATGCCGTAGATGCGGTTGCGTGGCCACCTTGGTGAAGTGCAGGATTTTGATATCAGGGTCATCGACCTTGGAGTACTCGCCGCCGCGGTCGCGCTTGAGGTCGAGGCAGTTCCAGTTGCCGCCAGCTGCGCGCTGGATTAGACCGGGCTTTTGCATAACACGATGACGCACTTGCCGGTACAAGCCAGGATGCGTCTTGATCTGCTCGATCGGCGGCAGCTCTTTCTTCATCGCCGAACAATCGTACATCGAAACGCAGATGTCCGGGAGCTTCGCCACCATCCCGGCACCGTCCTTGATTTCCTGGTTCCAGAGCTCGGCGATGTCCGCCATCGCGATCATGTCCACGTCGAGATAGATAGCCTTGCCTTGGAAGTTGCAGGCGGCCGGCACTCCCCAACGCAGAGGGGAGAACGGCGTCCACCAAGTCTTGGTATTCCACCCTTTCATCTTCTGCGGATCGGAGTACCAAAAGGAATTGGGATCACGCGAAAGCCGCATCCACGTAATCTCGATCGGCTGGCTAGCCTTGCGCGCTAGTGAGTAGTGCAAGACCGCCTGAAACTCTAGGTCTTCGTCATTCGCCCCTACCCCAATGTATATGCGCACCGGATCCATAGCCTCTCCTATTCAAGAACCGAGACGAGCGCGGGACCAAAGGACGTGATTGGTGCGATCAGCGTCCTACGATGCGTCGCCCCGGTCCAGGATTGCCTGACTTGATCGGGTGAGGAAGTCAGAGCAATGCCAGAACCTTTTCCAAGGGTATTTTCTGGTAAGCCTTCAAATCGCTTACCATCGAACAGTTCACTACCTTGACGCCAAGCTCATGTAGTTTACGTGCTGCACCATCAAGCGACTTGCGCCAGCGTGGAATGTTGCACGCCGCGTCTGGGTTAGATAACGGATGCGGATGACGGGGATGCCAATGCCCACCGCCGTCCACCCGCATATCGAAGCCGATCAGGATGATCTGCCTAAGACCAATCTGCACCATAAGATTGAGCGCTTGAAACCCGGAGTTGCCGCCAGCTCCCACCAAGCCCGGATTGGAGATCAGCAGATCGTTGCCGAACCGGGCCACGTCTATGCGATGAAGATTGTGCTTGCGAGCCGCGTCCCGATCGTAGGTAACCTTGATACCGGCGAACTCCGGTACTCCTTTGTAGTGATCCCACCATTTGCCGTCGCACGCATAGAGCATGTCAGCCCACGGCACCAACTGGAAGCTGGTATTGATCGCGACCACCTTGATGTCGCGTCGCTCCTGCAGCAGGTGGAACGGCTCCCGCACCGCGGACGGACCAGAGGCAACGATAGCGCAGGTGCCTCCAGCCCAGTCTGGAAACCACTCAGGCCTCCGGGTGTTTGCCGAAGTCTGGTTTGGGGTTTCCCGTCGGTCCGACCGGGCCACGCTCGCCACGGGCGCCATCTTTACCATCACGTCCATCGCGTCCCTTCCGGCTGCGTAGGCGCCAATCCGAGTTTTCCCCCGGCTTGCCAATCGGTCCATCTCGCGTCGCGATATAAACCTGCCCTGCAAAGGTGACTTCATCCGCCAACTCGTAAGCATTGCCAAGAACAAAGGAGCCACGATCGAGCGGCACCGGTATCTTCGAGGTGAAGATGACCTCGCCGTCGGCGTGCTTGACGCGGAAGGTTCGCTCGTCGAGCTCGAGCCTCAGGTTGGCGAGAGATAGATCACGCCCATCCTTCCCCGGCAATCCGTCTTTGCCGGGTAGGCCGTCCTTGCCCACGACGATGCCGAGATTGTGCGTGGTGCCGTCGCTAAGAGTTGCGATAGCAGAGCCCTCTCGATCAATGAAGAAGCCCGCAAGACCCACTCCATCTTCGCCGTCGATGCCGTCTCGTCCATCAGCGCCGTCCTTAGGTGTCGGGATTTTGGCCACCTCTTCCGTCACCACCTTAACGACCAGCGGCCGCACGTCATCAATGTCGGGGATGTAGTCCTTACCTGCAGGACCTTCGGGACCCTGCGGACCGGGCTCGCCCTGCTTGCCGTCCTTGGGGATCGGGATCGCACGCGCCACGCGCATCACAATCGCATCTTCATCGGCGTCCTTGCCAGCTGGACCGGGCGGACCTTGCTCGCCATCCTTGCCGTCCTGGGGAGGCGGCAACGCCGCTACCGTTTCCTCGATGATGTAGCGCACAGCCTCAGGCTCGAAGTCCTTGCCGTCCTTGCCGGGCTCGCCATCCTTCGGAATAAACTTGCCGAAGCGATCCTGCACAATGCCGTTGACCAGCTCCCGCACGTCATCCAGCTTCATGCCCTTCTCGTCGTCGGAGATGAGCAGATTGCGAGTTGCATTCGTGACCAGCTCGCCGAGGTACTGCCGCAGCGGCGGCTCCAGGATGGCCGCAGTGCGCTGCGCGATTTCGTTCGAGTCGGGTTGAGGGGCGTCCTTGCCTGCAACTCCAGGGACACCTTGAGGGCCGGGTTCCCCGGCCGCGCCCGGCGGCCCAGGATCGCCTTTTTCGCTTTCCCCTCGTGGACCTACCGGCCCCGGGGCTCCAGCCTCTCCTTGAGGCCCCGGAGGGCCTAGGATCGCCTCTCCTTGAGGCCCCGGGGGACCGGCCGGACCGGGGGGACCGGCGGGACCGGTAGCCCCGTCCTGCCCATCCTTACCGGGCGACCCGGCCGGACCTGGGGTCCGTTCCAGAGCTTCCAGCCTGCCCCGCAACTCGGCAATGAGCGTCCGGCTCTCGGCTAAGGCGGCTCGACATTCTTTGGCATAGTCGCCAACGACCGGCGCAACGATCGCGCCGATTATGTCAGCAATGTCGCGGCTCTTCATCACGCCACCGCCCTGGTTTCGATTTGCACACGCAACATAGCTTGCGCAAGTACGATGTCATCATCGTCCATCGCAGCCTCCTCATCAGGTGGTGGCGTATCGTCGGCGGGCTTCGGGAGTTGCGGCGTTCCCGGAGGGGCTACCTTACCGAACGGGTCATCCTGCGCGTCACGCTTGGCCAAGGCGGCCAAAGAGAAGTTCTGTTGTTGCAGGTAGCAAGCATCACCACCTTCAACCGGGCTGTAGTTTAGTTTCTTGCGGCCCTCGTCCGGCTTCATGACGCCAGCCTTCACGCCCTTGTCGATGGTCTCCATCAACGCCAAGGTGTCGAGGCGCAGCAGATCGTCGAGCTCGAACTCGGTACCAAGCCAGCGATTGGGAGTGTCCACGAGTCCCAAGCCTTCGTCATACAACAGCTCGATGGCTTCGAAATACTTCTGCAGGCACTGCGTATAGTACTGGGTGTTGAGCGCCTCGATATTGTTGTAAGCTGGCGGGTCGCCAACGCCGACCATGTAGGCCGGGACGCCGAACGCCGAGCACACCATCTTGGCAGTTAGGCCGAACTGCTCCGCCACCTGCGAAGCTTCCGCGGTGGCCGACATCGCCTCAAACTTCAAGCCGTCACCGAGCACGGCAATCTTGCCGGCATTGTCACCGCTGAACTCGGTTTGCCAGTACTCCTTCAGCCGCTTCGCAGTGGCTTCCTTGATCTCGCCGGGAGCTGTCAGCAGACCACCGGGCGTGGCGTTGTTGCGGAAGAAGACCGAGGACGCTTTGCCCATGCTCATCGACTGCGTGGCGGGGCCAATAGCCGCAATCAGCGGAGGCACGCCACACAGTGGATGGAATTTGATCGTGCACATGTCGTGGATGATTTCGGACGCTGGCACCACAATCGAGCTATCGCCAGCGGGACCGCGATCGTTGGGCGAAAGGTCCGGGTGCAGGTCGGCGAGATAGTCTTCATTGAGCTCGTAATACACATCGCCGGACGGGGTGACCAGCACCTTGACCCGTTGCGGATCAAGTAAGTAGAGCGCGACCACTACCTTGCGCTCGTCGCGCGCCTTGAGTGCATACGTATTGCCGGTAGTAACCTTGGAGACAATCCAATTTTCGAAGAACTGGATGCGTGTCTGGTAGTGGTTAGGCTTGCGCAGGACGGGCGAGAACGCGGGCGAGGTTACCTCGGTCCAGATGTCATTCTGCTTGAGCTGCTCCACCAGCTTGAGCCGGCACTTACCAACGTCACTGGCGATGCGCTCGATGCACGCATACACCGCATACATCGCCAAGATGTTTTCGCCCCGCAGAGAGTCGTTCTTCTGCCAAGCACCAGTGTAAGGCTCGCGAACAATAGGCCACCACCAACGGCCCCGATCGCCGGGAATAAGCTGCGCGCCAGGAGGAGTGGCGCGCGTGACGGTCAGATCGAAGCCGAGCAGGCGCATATCAGTCTTTGCTTTCTTCTGCGGTCATGTCATCGCGCTTGTAGGTACGTTGGCGACGAGCCGGACCCGCTTGCGAGGGATCAGGCTCCGAGCTCCCACCACTCTCGGCCCGCATCGAGGATGTGGACATCGGCTCCACCGGGCGCGACGACCTAGGCGACAAGGACGGCTCCGGCTTGAGAGTAGGCCGGCCGCTCTCGTTCTTTGGTGCAGGCGGAGGCTCTTTCGGGGTTTCGCTCGGCGGCGCATCCTTAGCCACCTTGATCAGGCGCAAGGCCTTGGCATCGCGATCCGTCAGAACATCAACCTCGTCGCCGGGGTTGTGCTCCTGGGCATTTGGTCCGCTCGGATATCGAAACTTCTTGGTAGCGATCATCTTAGGCATATCGGCTCCTTGAGTTTCCCAGTGCTCCTATAAAAAGGGGCAGCCGAAGCTGCCCCTAAAGTTGCGCTCTAAGAACCGTTGAACGGTTTAACCGTTTAGGTGTAGTGGGCGTTCTGGATGTACTGCACGGCGCCATCGCGGCGACGCATCCAGTTAATCATACGCTCAGCCCGCAACGCCACCATGTTGCGCTGCCACAGCGAGACCATGATGGTGCTCGCGGTTGGCGGGCTGTCGGGGGCGCTGTCCATCTGCAGCGAGGCTTCGCGACTCATGTCAACCGACACCGCACCATCGTCGGCCAGGAGGATTTCCGGCGCATTGATGGCCACGATCAAGCTGCCGGTCGGCGGCGAGCCTTGGCTCACGATGTTCTCCGAGGTGATAACCGGAATACCTTCCAGCGCTCCACCCGAAGGACTCATGCCAGTGAACTCGGTGGTGCCGAGCGGAGTACGCATCAGAGAGATGCGGATGGCCTGCTGCGAAGTCATGACCAGCACGAGCCCTTGCACGCTCATGTTGGCGGCAGCGTAGACTTGCAGCAAGGCGCCAAGGTCGGCGCGGAGCGCGTCGCCGTTGGTACCCGACGGAGTGATCGGGGTGACGCCGTTGGTGATCGAGGCCGGCGAGACGCCCGGAACCGCGGCCTTGGCCGGGTCGAGGAAGTCGCGATCGGTCAGGAGCGCAACCGCAGTCAGTAGCGAGTCCCGCACCAGCGTCTCGATTGCCGGGTTGCTGAAGCGGAACAGCTCGTCGGTAACCGGCACGATACCGGCGACCTTGGTGAAGCCAAGCGAGATCGAGTCGAACGCCATGGCGCTGACCGGCTTCGGCGCGCCTTCACCGACCCAGTTGACCGACGCGGCGGTGATCTCACGCGGGATTTTGATATTGAACGGCACCCGGCGCAGGCCCGGGATGCGGCCAATGATCGTGAGCGGGACCAGGAGCTCGATGAACTCCGAGGCCATGAACTGCGGCTCGACGAGCGGCTTGGCCCAATTGGTGCCGGTAGTGGTGCCCACCAAGACCGGAGCCTTGAGGATGTTCTCCAGTTCCGGCGTCTGCTCGAAGTACCCAAAGTTGCGGGCGGCCTCGACCGGCGACACACCTTGGTTGAGTGATGCGAAGGCCCGGGCGATGAAGTGGCGGGCAAAAAGAATGCCCTTGGGCACGCGGGTGCGCATCCCTTCCACCCGGACGATATCACCACCACGCGAACGCGCGGCTTCGGTCGGATCCGTCGAGCGGACTTCGACCGCCTTTTGAAGGTTGGTCTTCTCGAGGACGCGGAGACGATCGAGATGCTGGTCGACCGACTTCACCTCGTCGGCGAGAGCATCATAATCATCCTGCTGCCCTTGGTCGAGGGTTTCGCCCTTGTCCGAAGCCGCATCCATGATCTCTTCCATCTTCGCGGCTTTCGCCGCGCGGGTCGCCTCAAAGCCGGCAATCTGCTCGGCAATGGTTCGCTTGGCCATCCTGGCCTCCTTTTGTTTAACCACAACTGCCGAACCTGCAGCTCGTCGCTGCTGCGTAGCACCTTGATCCTTGGCGACGAGCGTGCTGCCAAAAACCATCTGCTGGGTCTCTTCGGAGATGCCGAGTGACCGCACAACTCGCAAAGCATTCTGGTTGGCCGGAACCGAGACCAGGGATGTTTCGAGTAGCTCTTGCTGGAGGAAGCGAACGCCTCCCCATGGATCCTTTTCATCAAGCGGCTCGTGCTTGAGCGGCTTGAAGCCGACGGAGACGGCGCGCAGGATGTCCTGCTCTACCAACGAGATCATTTCATCGATGCGCGGCGAAGTCCCCTTCTCGGCGAACTCGAGGTCGCCCTTGAGCTTGTCGTTCTCGATGCGCAAGTTCTTCCACTTACCAATAGGCAAGTCAGAACGGTGGCCGAAGAGTGCGATCGGATTGCGCTTGAAGTTGGCCAGCTTCCAGCCATTGGCCATGATGACGTCGCCCATGCGGTCGGGCGTTTCGTCACTCAGAATGAAGGTAACGACGCCATCATCCTTGGCGGCCTTCTCATTGATGTGGATGGCTTCCTGCGCGCCGGATACGTCACGCGGCTTCTTCTGAGCTGCAGCGCCCATGGTCTTTTCCTCATCCCAGATTAGTTCGCACTCGTCCTCGTCGTAGCCGGCATCGGTACAACGATCGATGAAGTCGTCATGGTCTTCTGAATCATGGGGCGTGATCTTGGTGACCATCGGGAAATCTCCCGTCAGGTAAGGCGGAACACCGGTTTGCCGTTGGGGCCTTTGAGCGCTACCAGCTTGAAGCGGCCGCGCTGGATACGAAGGCGCAGCTTCTCGCCCTTACCTTTGTCGAACTGGTCGGCTACGTTGCGCAGCTCTTCCGCGATGAATATACGCTGAGCCGGAGAGAGCAGGTAGCTGGCGCGAGCAAGGCGGGATAGGCAGTCAGCAATCTCACTAACGGTCTCGCCACGAGCCGCCTCGAGCTCTTCGTAGTGCTTCATCGTCATGCTCACCACCCAGCTGTGACATCGTAAGCAATCACCGCAGCCACCGTGGTCAAAGCGTTGACTTCACCGATCTTGGTGTTCTTCTTGATACTGAGATCATTGCTACGGGCGGCAATGCCCTGCATGATCGCAGCAGCTTCGGCCGGCGTCACAGTAACCGGCACCGTCCCGCCCACCGGTATCCATCCTGAATTAGATAGCGGAACATTGACGAGCGGGGTCCACGGTACTCCAGCCACAGTTATGTTGGATGGGAAAGGAGTAGTCATGAAACTCAGGTTGGTCGCACTTGCCCCCGACCCATAGCCATTAAACGGATCGGTCAGATGATGAACGATGTCGGTGGTCAAACCAATACTCGCTCCCGCCTGCAACTTAGCATTCACGGTGTTGGCCGGAAGGTCCAGGTAGCCAAGCACAGTGTCGTTTAGGTAGGTGATCAGGCTATTGCCGGGGGCGACCACGCACGCATAGAACTGGCCGGAGATGGCATTGATGGCAGACACAAGTATGGCATTGATCTGAGTTATTAGTCCGGCATTGATCTCAGATAGCAGACCAGAGCCTGCGTTGTTCACCAAGTTGAGTTGTGATTGGCTGCCGGTGATCTTGGTACTGATCGCTGGAATTGTAGTATTCAGACTAGCAACAATTGAGTTGATGGATGCGATAGAGTTCTGCACCGAGGGAATGACCGACGACGCCATGTTGTCGTCGCTGGCATCCCACCAGTAATCCCCGGCCGCAACCGGATAGTGAAAAGGCAGTTGACGCTTGGTCTCGTAAATCTCTGCGATCAAATCCCGCTTGACCTTCTTAGCCTGCGCCAAGGTGACGCCAGTAAGCTTGGTCAGGAACTGGTCGAAGTAAGGACAGTAGGGGATGACATCAAAGGTCTGCTCGCGCAAAGGTGGACGGTCGTTGTACTCAATCTCGCCATCGCCGGCATCGCGCCACTCAACCAACCGGACGTTGGACGGCAGGGCGGAATAATCCATCCCGGTCACACTTGCATTATCCACCGACATAATTGCCGTTGCGGCGGTTCGAGTAAGCCAGAACCTCACGGCGAGTCCCCGGACTGGATTTCGAAGCCGGGATTGACGACCTCGATTTGTCCGACCACCTCAGTAGTCACAACATCGTCGAGCGTCATGCGCAACGAGTCGAAGTAGCGACCGGGTGGAACGGTCGCGGTAATGTCGCGCGGCACCCGAACGGTGACCTTGCCGTCGCCTTCGTCATCAACGGTGGCAACATCGGGGGCAATGGTCTGCGCCAGAGCGCCGCGCGTGGCAAGCACCCACTCCATCGAGCTGCCGGGAGCGGCGGTTCCCGAAGGCAGATCGCGCTGGAGAACCCAGTCGTCGCCGATGTAGGCGGTCTCTGGTGGGTGCGTAGCCATCTCACAAAACCAACAGTTGGAACTCAGGCTCGCGGGCTTCTTCGAGGCCAGCGAGTGCTACCCCAACGCCCATGGCAATCGAGACCAGTCCGTCGATGCGGCCGCGCTGGCGGTGCTTGATTAGCCAGCGATTGTTCTGCGCATCGGACTCGACTGCGGCATTGCCGCTGCACCACGTGGTGATGGGCGAGCGCTCGATGACGATGTCGCCCCGCAGCACGCAATCCTCCAGCAGCTGGATGGAACGGGGCATCCACAACAACTGCTTGCTGTGCATCCCCATGCGGCCTTGGCTATGCACCACCATCTTGAGACCTTGGCCCTTGGTCTCGCCTTCCTTCCAAATCCAGGTTTTGAAGTCGATGCGCTCGCAGGCCTTGCGGAACTCGACGGAGTGCGCCGGGTCGAACGCCAGTGCCTTGACTTGGTGCTCGGTGCAAAGCTTCTGCACCTGGGCGGCCACATACTCGTATTCGATGGAAAGACCGGGCACGAGGTTGAGCAGGCCGAGCTCGCCCCATTCGAAGTAAGGGGCACCATCAGCCTTACCGGCTTCCACCGCGTTATCGCGCGGCCGCCAGTACCACACCTTGACGTAGTGCTTGCCGTCCTTGCGCCACACCGCGGTCAGGGCGGTCAGGTCATTCTTCTGCGAAAGGTCAAGGCCGAGGTAGCACGGCGCTTCTTTGAGATCATTGATATTGAACTGGCCCTGCACCGCTTCCCAGGCATCGAGGTCGATCCAGTACTCGGAGGAGCCAACCGGGATGCCGAAGTACAGCCGCTTGGTGGTGAGGGAAGTGGAGATGCGATGGCGGGAGCTGGCGACCGCAGTGCGGACATTCTCTTCCGGGTAGGTGACGTTGAGCAGCGGCAAGGCCTTCGGCCAGCAAGTCTCGTCATTCATCGGGTCGTCGTCCTTATCGACGCGCGCAATGAATGCAAATACCGAGTCGTCGTTGAAGGTGCCCTTGAGAACGCCCTGGTAGAACTCACTCAGCTCGGTCGCCATAATCTGATCGGCGGCCGGGGTATTGGTAGTCAGCATCAGCAAGGCATCGCCCGGCATCTTGACGAGTGCGGCTTTCCACAGTTCCAGCTGGCCAGCGGATTTCCATTCATGGATTTCGTCGGCGCAAACCATGGTCGGCTTAGGACCGGATATCTTCTCGTCGTTGGCCAGCACGCGAAACTTGCTCGCGGTCGCCATGTGCTCGATCATCCACGCCATTTCACCGGTACCGCGGATCACCACTTCGCGGCGGGACTCGAGCGACTGGTTGATAGGACCGGGGATAGGGGCCCGGCATAGATTGACCGCATCGGAGAACAGCACGTTAGCTTGGTTGCGGTCTTTCGCGATGGTGTAGACTTCGGAACGGGCAATGCCGCGCCAGCCCATCACATATAATCCGATGGCGGCGGCAAGCGGTGTCTTGACTTGGCCCTTGCCGATCTCCAGCCAAGCCTCGCGGAAACGCAACCGGCCGGAGGGCAGATACCAACCAAACAAACTGCCGACTACAAAAGCCAGGTAGTTCGGCAGGTTGAATGGCTGGCCACTAGCTGCGCCCGCGGTGACGGTGAAGACCTTGGGAAAGAACTCAAGGGCGTCCGCGGCTTTGGTCTTATCCCAAACGAGGTCGCTACGCTCGAGGTCATTAAGATGGCGCTGCGCGGCCTGCTTGGTCATCTCGCCGGCAATGATCTCGCCGGCAATTACTTGGCGGGCCCACGCAGTGGCCGGGTCTGAGTCTGCCCAGTCGCGGATAGGGTCGGCCTCTACGGGATCGAGGCGAGGACGAACCCGACGCGGCCTTTCGGCCAGCCTCTCGAGCTCGGGAGGCAGCTTCCTCTTGCGCTTGCTGACCAAGTCACGCCACGCCGCGCTTGAGAAACTTATCTGCTGCTACCCCACGCGGCGCTTCGATCTTCTTGGCGCTCGTGCGTCTGGCCGCGGTCATACCCAGTTCCTGCCCCAACCGCACCATACGGTCAAAGGCGGTGTTCGAGGCCCCGACATATGGGTTATGCGTACCGGTCCCCCGCTTGGTCTTCAAAATGAGCCCAGCCTCATGGACCTTTTCGTTGGCAACGATAAAACGGGCCCGTTGCACGCAATAGGCCTGCACCATATGGGATATGTCGCTATCCCAGATATTGCGGTTGACCAGCTCCCGGACGACCTCGTTCCAGCACTCACGCTCGAGGCCGTCATGTAAGGCCTTGGGCGGGGGCGGATAGTGGAGTTGCATGCCGGGCAGGTGGGTCACGTTGCCGAGTGGCTTAACTGGGGGCTTCTGTCCACGCATAGTGATTTATTCTCCTGAGCTGTCCCTAGCTGACTTGACTTGACATATCGAAACTCATGGACGCTGCTTATTGACC